AAAGGATTTAACAGCACAGCTGGTGCATTACCCGACATCATTGAACGCTTAAAAGCTAGTGAGATCACCAGAGATCAGGCCATACAAGAGCTACAGAATTCTACAAAAGATAACATTCAGACTCAGCGAGATTTTGCAAAAGCAGTTGGTGACGGCACAGGTACTTTCTTAAAGTATTCAGAACTCAGTGACCTGAACAATGCCACAATGCAGGACGGTGTATTAAAAGCTAAAAAGGCTCAGGATGCACAGGTTGCTGGACAAGATGAGTTAACTAACAAAACAGTTGAAGCCCAGAAAAACATGGAGCAACTGAGTCGACAGATTCAAAATCTAGGCTTCACATTAATGCCAGCAGCGGCCACTGCTATTTCTGAATTTACTACCTCATTAAATGAATTCTTAAAATTTGTTTCTAAAACCACAGGAATAGAAATTCCAGGAATTGCTGGTGGTAAAGGTGGTACAGGACCAGGGCAAAAAACTGCCGCTGAACAAACCAAACAAGACGAAGAAAATTGGAAAAAAGCCACACTTGGTGAAAAAGCTTCGATTGCTACTGCTAAAACTGTTGAAACAGTTGGCACCGCATTGGGCAAGGCCTTTGAGTGGATGGGTGCCAAAGAAACTGGCAAAGCAATACAAGACACGGCTGCTAAAGCCAAAGAAGAACGTGTTGCATCTGATACTGCTTACTTAGAAAAAACTGGGCGTGGTGATGCTGGCACAAAGAAATACACAGGTGGTGGGCAGGCAGCAGTAGCCGGACCGTCGGGTGGTGCTGGAGGTGCTGGACAAGCTGGCGGTGCCGTTGGTTCAGAACCAGTAGGACCAGGAGCACAAGGCAAACCCGGAGGTGGTGGCGCTGATACTAGATCAACAGGCGGCAAAGCCACCACAGACAAACCTATTAAAGCAGTGACAGGTGCCGGTCCAGGATTCACAGAAGTACAGACCACAGACGATGAAAAACAACGTAGAGAAGGTGTACGTAACTGGCGCAACAACAATCCAGGCAATCTTGAAATGGGTGCATTTGCACGGTCGTTTGGTGCAGTTGGGTCGGACGGGCGATTTGCAGTATTTCCAACACTAGCTGATGGAACCAAAGCCAAAGAAGAGTTGTTGTTTGGATCAAAGTCAAAATATGCTAATTTAAGCATCACCGATGCTCTTAACAGATATGCACCTCCCAATGAAAACAACACCGCGGCCTATATTAAGTCTGTAGCTAGTGCAGTAGGTGTTGATCCTAGTACTATATTAAACAAACTTGATTCTGGACAGCGCCAACAGATGCTAGCAGCCATCAGCAGAGTTGAAGGATTTAAAACAGGAAAAATTGTATCTGCGGCAGATGGTGGTGTATTTTCAGGACCAACAAAAGGATATCCTGCAACATTGCACGGCACAGAAGCAGTTATTCCAATGTCAGATGGTAAAAGCATACCAGTTAAATTTGACAAGCCGGATAGACAGCAGTTAGTTGATGCATACAAGGATATGTTTAAAACGCTAAACCCATCAAAAACAGACAGTATTAACATATCTGACATAGTTGATGAAATGTCCAAGTCCATGGCACCGGTTAAATTTGAACCTCCGAGCATACAACAATTAATTGAAACATACGGAGATGCATTTAGAACATTAATCCCCGGAATGACTGTGAACAAGCAAGGAGACGGCCTTGCTATTGAATTAGGAAGTGTTGCTGATAAGCTCAGTATGGCAGTAGACGAAATGTTTGCTGCCATGCCAGAGATGAAAAAACAGTTTAACTATGGCAAAATGGAACCTGGGGATTTCATGCGGGCCATGTTGGCAACACCGGAAGGAAAAGTATTTTCAGCACAAAACGATATTGGTGTGCAAGGACTAAACGGTCCACAAACCGAAGAATCAAAAGCACTGAGAGGCCAGTACGATCTAATTAGAGAAATGATTCGACAACAAGATAGTGCCGCAATCAAGGCTGGAAAAATGGCCGGCGGCAGTATCGAAGATCCATTGTCTAGAATGGAAGTGTTGGCCGAAGATTATGTCAAGCGACAACAAATTAGAACAGGTTGGGGAACTGGAGATTGGCAAACAGGCGAAGTCGGCAAACAAAACTTGTTTGACGAAAACTCAAAAGTCATCACAGAACTGGTCAAAGGCCTGCAGGAAAATACTCAGACCGCTACTGAAGATAAAGTCACTGGCATACTAGAAAAGTTTACAAATTCTTTTAAAGAAATGTTTACTCAACAGTCCACACAAGGCAACGCAGTAACACCTGAGTTGATTGGTGCCATTCAAGAAATGGTACAAGCCCAGAGAGACAATGTTAGTATCAGCAGTAAAATACTTCAAGTAAGTCAAAACTAACGGTAAATATAGCACTATGTCGTGGAAAAAATATTTTAAAGTTGCCAACTCAAATGGTGAACTGAGTCCTTTATCAGGAAAAGGTTCTGACGGTCTACCCGGTTACGGTCGTAACGATGGTAGAGATCCTATGAAAGGACATGCTGACATTGTTTACAGAAACTATGCCAGCAGATTGCCCGAAGTCTACACTGGCCATCCAAATCGTGTTGAGCGTTATAACCAATACGAAAATATGGACAGTGACAGTGAGATCAATGCGTGTCTTGATATTCTGGCAGAATTTTCTACTCAAAAGAACGAAAACAACTCAACTCCTTTTGAAGTACAGTACAACGAAACTCCCACAGACAATGAAATTAGTATTATCAAGCAACAGCTTCAGCAATGGGTCAAGCTTAACAAGTTAGATCAGCGCATGTTCCGTATTTTCCGTAACACATTAAAATACGGAGATCAAGTGTTTGTACGAGATCCAGAAACATTTGAAATGTACTGGGTAGACATGACCAAAGTAGCTAGAGTTATTGTCAACGAAAGTGAAGGCAAAAGACCCGAGCAGTATGTAATTCGTGACATTAATCCAAACTTTCAGAATCTTTCAATAGCAGTTAAAACCACCACAGACTTTCAGAGTAATCCACCGTCAACTGGTTATACAGCACCCTACAATTACTCAGCACCTAACGCTGGTGCCGGCGGCTCTGGCGGCAATAGATTTAGTGCCGCAATGAATGAAACAGTTATTGATGCAAAACACGTGGTACACCTGAGTTTAAGCGAAGGCCTGGATTTTTATTGGCCGTTTGGCATGAGCGTACTGGAAACAATTTTCCGTGTTTTTAAACAAAAAGAACTGTTGGAAGATGCGGTTCTTATCTATCGTGTGGCCCGTGCTCCTGAACGTAGAGTGTTTAAAATTGACGTGGGTAACATGCCAAGTCACATGGCCATGGCCTTTGTTGAACGAGTTAAAAACGAAATTCACCAACGTAGAATTCCCAGTCATACTGGCGGCGGCCAAAATGTCATGGATTCAAGCTATAACCCACTGAGTATCAACGAAGATTACTTCTTCCCACAAACAGCAGACGGTCGTGGTTCAAGTGTAGATACCCTGCCCGGTGGTTCAAATCTTGGCGAAATCGACGATTTAAAGTATTTTAATAACAAAATGTGTCGTGGATTGCGTGTGCCTTCGAGCTATTTGCCCACAGGTCCTGATGACAGCGATCGTCCAATGAATGATGGTCGTGTGGGTACTGCGCTCATACAAGAATACCGTTTTAACCAGTACTGTGAACGACTACAACGTTTAGTTGTAGAAAAACTTGACGATGAATTCAAAATGTTCATGCGTTGGAGAGGATTTAACATTGACTCAGGGCTATTCAGTATTGAGTTTAATCCGCCACAGAACTTTGCCAGTTACCGCGAAGCTGAATTAGATACCACAAGAGTCAGCACGTTTGGTGCATTAGAACAAGTTCCTTATCTATCAAAACGTTTCTTATTAAAACGTTATCTTGGATTGTCCGAAGAAGAAATTGCAGAAAATGAAGAACTTTGGCATCAAGAGCGAGCACAACCTGATGCTCCGGGCTCAACTGGTCAGGACCTACGTAGTGTGGGCGTTACACCAGCTGATTTTGAAACTGATATTCAAACCGGTGAAGAAATGGCTGATGCGCAAGCAACTCCAGATCTTGGTGCAGAAGCTGGACTTGCCCCTGGATCTCAACCAGCCGCGGGTATCACACCACCCGGTCCTACGCCTGCGGTATAAATATTATTATGATATTAAACGAAGTTTATCAACGTAGTCCAGACGCTTATCAAGAAGTTGCACAAGACAACTCTCAACCTAAATTGGGAGACCTTCGTAAGACTAAATTAACTCTGCGACAGATTAATAAGCTTCGACGTATGAACGATGTTCGTACCTATGAGTTCAAAGAAAAACTTAAAAAAGTTCAACAACAATACGCCCCACCGGCGCAACCAATGGCATAATTGACAAAATTTTAATATTTCTGTCAAAAAGTGCGAAAATTTACCCTATATCTACCCAGTTTATTGCATCTGTCTTAAATAAAGCACAGAGCCATTTACATTGGAGGATCTTATGAGTAAATTTGAACAATTAATTGAATACGTCATTAATGACGAAAACGACAAAGCTCGCGAGCTTTTCCACAACATTGTTGTAGAAAAAAGTCGTGCCATCTATGAAGAAATGATGGAAGAAGAGGAAGTAAAAGACGACGAGTCTGAGGGCGAGGAATTAGATGAATCAGAAGAAGAACTTGACGAAGCCGACATGGGCGGTGATCAAGCCGACGAGCTGATTGATGATATTGAAGTTGAAGAAGAAGGTTTAAGCTTTGAAGGCGAAGACGACGGCGAAGAAGGCATGGAAGACGAAGAGTCTGCAGAAAACCTCGAAGACCGTGTGGTTAACCTTGAAGACAAACTAGACGAACTAATGGCCGAATTTGAAAGCCTAATGGGTGACGAAGAAGGCAGTGATGACATGGATGACATGGATGACATGGATGACATGGGCGGAATGGACGACATGGGCGACGACGGCATGAGCGACGAAGAAGTTGTTGATGACGAGTTTGAAACTGAAGGTATGTTCCAAGAAGCTGTTACTTTAAAAGCTGTTGCAAAACCAAACAACAGTGAAGAAGCTAACAACAAGAAAAGTGTAGTAGCTGCCAACAGTGGCGCACGTGGTGCAATGGCCAAGCCAGTGCATGCCGGTGCTAACGAAGGTGGTCATCACGACACAGCCGCATACAAAAACGCCACTAAAGATTTGATTGGTAAAGTTGGTAACACACCAGCACAATCAACTCAAAGACCAACTCCAGCCACAAAGCCACAATTAGGCCAAGCCGCTGGTGTTAATACTAAGCCAGTAATTGGCAAATAAGGACTACAGGTAATGGCTCTTTACCTTAGAGAAAATCTTACCTTTAACCAGGCCAACATTATTGTTGAAGGCTCGGGCGAAGGTAAGGATCTCCACATGGTAGGAATCTGCATTCAGGGCGGAGTTAAAAACGCCAACGAACGTGTGTACCCAGTTAACGAAATTGAACGTGCAGTTGGCACGTTAAATGAACAGATTACCAATGGTTATTCTGTTATGGGTGAGGTAGATCACCCTGACGATCTTAAAATTAATCTTGATCGAGTTAGTCATATGATCACATCCATGTGGATGGATGGTCCAAACGGATTCGGCAAGTTAAAAATTTTACCAACACCAATGGGTCAACTAGTTAAAACTATGTTGGAAAGTGGTGTTAAATTAGGAGTTTCGAGCCGCGGTTCCGGAAACGTAAACGAGGCCAACGGACATGTCAGTGACTTTGAAATAGTCACTGTAGATGTGGTTGCCCAACCCAGTGCGCCTAACGCATATCCAAAAGCCATCTATGAAGGCTTGATGAATATGAAATA